TACTACGTTACGACTGCTAAAAAATCCTACCAGGAGCACACTGAGGGTGATGTTTGGGAAGAAAATGGCAAAAAATGGACCATTAAAAATGGTATTAAGAAAACCGTCACTAAGATGGACGCTTTTCGTAAACAAGTTATTACCCCAATCGCTTGTCCACATTGCGGAATGAAAATGCAAAGCCCAGTACATAAATGGGCTTGGAATACGCATAAGATGTGCTTTAACTGTGTAGTAGACATGGAGCATGAGATAATGAAAGCAGGACGATTGGAAGAATATCAAAATGCATTATTTAAAGCAAACATGGAATCGTTCTACGGAGACCTAGAGCAATTTATATCCGAGTTTGCAAAGGAAAAGACCACTATCTTTACAGAAGATGGACTCAAAGAAAACTGGGTAGATAACTCTGGTAAAGCTATAGAGGAGGTAGGTAAAAAAGAGTTAGAAGCGTTAAAAGCAAAAATCGACGAGATATGACAGATACGATCTGGGTTGCGATAATCGGAGGTATAATTGGACCGGTAATAGTACTATCAGCTAAATGGTGGTTTGACCACAAGTTGGGTAAGAGGAAATCTGATATGGTGACTGAGGCTCTTATGGTAGGAGACTTGGTAACAAATAAATTAGACTCAGTTAAAGAGGAATACAACGCAGATCGAGTGTGGATTAGTCAATTTCATAATGGTGGTCATTTCTATCCAACCGGTAAGAGTATAGCTAAGTTTAGTATCTTTTACGAAACGGTATCTGAAAAAGCGCCATCTTTGCAACTTAATCTAAAAAACATTCCTGTAGCATTATTCTCAAGAAGCTTTAACCAACTACTATCTCACAATATTATCCATATAGAAGACTTTAAAGACGAAACCGTTGCAACATACGGATTAAAGTATTTCGCAGAGGAGTATAAAACAAAGTCGCAATATTTATATGCGATAAAGAACTTTGAAGGAAAGTTCATTGCTATTTTGGGAGTAGACTATACGACTAGAAAGCATAAGCTAACGCACGAAGAGGACGACGAGCTTATGAGAATAGCAACTTCCTTAGGAGGAGTATTATCCAACCATTTAAAAGTATAACATGAGTCTATCTGAAGAGTCAAAAGGATTATGGGCAAACATTAGAGCAAAGAGAGCTCGTGGTGAAAAGCCTGCACGTAAAGGCTCTGATGCGTATAATAAAGCAGTAGCAGATGGAAATAAGATTAACGCAACGAACGAGGAGACTGAGGATGAGAAGGATATACCAGCACGTACAATCACAACAGGAACTAAGTCAGCAATGCCAATAGGCTTCTACGAAATTAGCGTATGTAACAAGTGTGCAACAGCTCTACTAGAAGACATTAAAGCAGGCAAGTTTCCACTTACAGAAGCTGAGTATCAAGGACGTAAAGTTCCATTGGGAAAGCCAATGAGAGGTGATGTAAAGAAATTCAAAGTATATGTTAAGAAGGGTGACAAAGTTGTTAAAGTAAACTTTGGTGATCCTAACATGAAGATAAAAAAGTCAAACCCAGAAAGACGTAAATCTTTTAGAGCTCGTCATCGTTGTGACACACCAGGTCCAAGACATAAGGCTCGTTACTGGTCTTGCAGAAAGTGGTAATTACATATGATCAAACTAACTAACCTTCTAAAGGAATATACACCAAGCAATGCAGCTGAGATAGATAAGGCTGTGGACGAGATTAAAAGATTGGGCATACGTAATCCGATTAATCCAAAGGAATTTATTATAGATGGCAATGTTTCGGTGGAGATAGCAAATTGGGATGGACGTCTATGGTTCTCTAGCTTATACTCTATGGATCGTGGTCAAGGTAATGCTGAGCGTGTAATGAAAAAGATAACGGACATAGCTGATAAGTATAATGTAACGATTGCCTTAGATGCAGAGCCATTTGGTACCGGTGCTAACAGATTAAACAAGAATCAACTAATTGCATTCTATAAAAAATTTGGTTTTAAGTTTGAGAAAGGAGAAGAAGGCTTTGGAGACATGGAGCGAGTAGCAAATAAATAAGTTTAACCAAACCCCACGTAAATGGAAGGTGATAGTAGGCAACAAGAAAATATCAAATCAGACCATAGCAACATGGTGCATGATGGCAGCTCTGTTCTTCAATCCTCTTGGATTCGACGTAGTCCAATATTGGCTAATGCTTGCAACTGGGAGTCTTTGGGGCGCCAATCTCGCTTTGTATTGTATAGCGGGGCTATTCTTTGGGCTATCCATCTTATTACGCTATTTACCTAAACGATAACTATTTATTAACATGAACACGAATCCAAAAACTTACGTTGCTTTAAAGTGGGGTGACTTAAAGGCATCAACCGATCTCACCGGCTTTATCGAAGATCAACTAGAATTTGCTGGCCAAACGCATATCACAAAAGCGTGGTTAGCAGACACACTCACAGCATTGAAGGATCTCGATTCCACAATCCAAGATGAGGAAGATTTCGATCCAAAGCTGACAAAAGAACTTGCTGAAGTAGCAAAGGTAATGAATGCAAAAGGAGTACAAATAATCATATTGTAATGAAACTAATAAACCTTATACCACTAAGAGAAGCAGAAGAGGCTCTATCACCGGAGTTGATCGCAACACCATACTTCCGTGAATTTCAAGCAGCTCACGGATACAAGCCTTTGTTTAAGTTTTTAGGAACAAAAGGCGAAGAGCACATCTTCACAGCAGATCTAACTGACTTTGGAATGCTAGACATGATCATCAGTGATGCTAAGCTTGTTGCTAAAATCACAGAGAAGACTGCTATCTTTGGAGTCATCTACACTCTAACAGGATTAGAGCGCTTCGATGCAACTGTTTGCGCAATGAAGCAAAAGGATGGTCAAATCGAACGTATTACGTTTGATAACAAAGACAAGAAAAACTTTGGAGCATCCCAAACTAGCTTCCTAAAAGTAATCGAAGATCAGAAATGATGTTTAAAGTACTAGACTACAAATTAGTACCACACCCATACATTAGTGAGCCACTACCAGACGAATCTGCATTTGAAAGGTTAGTGGCTCCTGAATTTTTTGATAGGTTTGGATACGAGCTTACTTACATTGAAAGCTTGTACCACAAGCACAACAACATTGGAGGACACGTTCTAGTCCCAGGAAGTCCAACAGATGCAGCAGCATGCATTCAAGATTGGATGGTACAAGAGGAGCAGCATCCTCACATATTCCTAGACCACTGCCATCTCAACACAAGGTACGCTTACAAAGGAGAAGCGTTAGAGCAACTAAAGCGTCTTAGCAACAAATACCCACGATTAGTAAAGATACTAAACATCAAACCAAAATACATGGTTGATTTTTGTGTAGACTATATTGTAGATGGTAAGGTAGTTGAGTTGATTCATATTGAACACGACTTCCACGACTTTGATCAATATAAGCAACACATTGCATTTTGCGAAGTGTTTATAGCTGAGACTGACTGGCGTAAGGCTTATGGAGACTTGAAGCCATTTTTTGATGGAGAATACGACTACGATGAGTATGCTCAAGCACAATACAAAGCAAAATACTTTGGATTCGATAGGTTAGATTACTTACATGAACCAAAAATGCTATCGTATAAGAAAGTTTACTGATATTTATTTAAAAACTACAAACAATGCGTATAAAAGAATCACAAATCAGAGCTGCTATTCGTAAAGAAATTAAAGCTCTTTTGGAAGCCAACGAAGAGGATCAAGAAATGGCTGGAGCTCCAGAAGCTAAGCCAGAACCGAAAGTAGAGGAAGCGAGTAAAGCCACAATGACTGCTCAAAAGCTTGTTGAAAAAATCAGACAAGATAGCGAACTAACGTCAGCAGAATCTATAACCGATATGTTTGTTGTGTTCATCGATTCAATGGGCTTTAGCAATGAAACTAAGCTTCAGATTTTAAAGAATGTAAAAACCGAAACAGTACGATGAAAACTTCACACATAATCAGACGTCTACAAGAGGATACAGCTTACCAAGAGTTCTTTAAGAAGGCTATGGATAAGTTTGGCATTAGCTCTATTGGAGATTTGAGTGGCGATAAGAAGAAAGAATTCTTCAATTACATCGACAAGAATTATACAGCTAAGGTTGAAGAAGGGTATATGCCAAACGACAGTAGCGTTTCAAGAGAAGTGCAGGCTGTTGGAAATAAAATAGATGCAATCCTAGGCAACTTTAGCTCAAGATTTAAAGTACCAAGCCAAGACTTATCTGAGTTAGCAGATCTCATTTGGGACTACGCTGATGAATATGCGGAGTCAAGAATTAGCGGCTTGGAAGACGAAAGAAGCTTCTAAAACAATAACAGTTACGTATGTCAGAAAAGACTCTCAAAGAGATAATCAAGGAGGAGTACGTTAAGTGCGCCACTAATCCTGGTTACTTTATTAACAAGTATTGTATGATCCAGCATCCTACCAGAGGTAAGATTCCGTTTCATCTATACCCGTACCAGGTAACAACTCTCGATGACTTTATGAAGTACGATAGATCAATCGTACTCAAGTCTCGTCAGCTAGGTATTAGTACGCTTATAGCTGCATATAGCTTATGGCTTATCTTATTTCATAGCGACAAAAACGTACTCGTAGTAGCGATTGATCAGAATACATCTAAGAACCTTGTAACAAAGGTTCGAGTTATGTTTGATAACCTACCAAGTTGGTTAAAGATGAAGTGTGTTGAAAGTAATAAACTATCAATGCGTCTATCAAACGGTTCGCAAATCAAAGCAGTAGCAAGTACAGGAACATCAGGACGTTCAGAAGCGTTATCGTTAGTTATCATTGACGAGGCAGCCTTCGTAGATGGAGCGGAAGAGTTGTGGGCATCACTACAACAAACGCTATCTACTGGAGGACAGGGTATCCTACTATCAACTCCAAATGGTACTGGTAACTTCTTTCACAAGATTTGGATTAGAGCAGAGGCTGGAGAGAATAAGTTCAAGACAATTAGATTACCTTGGCAAGTGCATCCTGAGAGAGATCAGGAGTGGAGAGATCGTCAAGATGCTGAGTTAGGGCCAAGATTAGCAGCACAGGAGTGTGATTGTGACTTTAGTAGTTCGGGTAACACGTTAGTGGATCCAAACCTAATACAATGGTACCTACAAACGTACGTAGAGGAACCAGTCGAGAGGAGAGGATTTGACCAAGGTTATTGGATATGGGAGCAACCTAATCCTAATAAGAGTTATATAGTAACAGCGGACGTTGCTCGAGGTGATGGATCCGACTACTCGGGATTCCATGTAATAGAACCAGAATCCCTCACACAAGTTGCAGAGTACAAAGGACAGCTAACAACCAAAGATTTTGGTAATATGCTGGTATCTGTAGCAACTGAATGGAACGATGCACTACTTGTAATAGAAAATAATAATATTGGTTGGGCAACCATACAACAAGTCCTTGATAGAAACTACAAGAACCTATACTACACATACAAGAGCGACGTCTTAGATTCCGATGTATTCTTAGCAAAAGGATACGACTTAGCTAATAAAACTGACATGGTGGCAGGATTTACAATGTCACATAAGATCAGACCACTCGCAATTAGTAAATTTGATTTGCTAACCCGCGAAAAAGGTATTATATTCAAAAGTAAGCGTTTTATGGATGAATTAGCAACCTTCATATGGAAAGACGGAAAAGCACAAGCAGCAAACGGATACAACGACGACTTGGTGATGTGTATGTGTCAGGGAATATGGGTACGAGACACAGCTTTAAGACTAAGACAAGCTGGTATCGATATCACAAAGGCATCGTTAAGTGCAGCCAAAAGCGCTACAACATTATATACAGGTACAAGCTTTAGACCGAGCAATCCTTGGAAACAAAACGTCAACGGACGAGACGAGGATTTAACGTGGTTATTGTAAGTACTGCATATTTATCTAAAAGCGCTTTAAAATATGGCAGAGAATAATCCTTCTCTATTTCAGAGGTTACAAAAATTATTTTCGACTGATGTTATCATTCGTAACGTTGGTGGAAATCAATTAAAAGTAATAGATACAGATAGAATTCAATCGAGTGGAAACATCGATCAGAATCGTCGTGTCGATCGCTTTTCCCGTATGTATCAAAACATGCCGGGATTTTCCTATTATCACGGACAACTTCACTTAGCCACTCGCCTAGAGCTATTTAAGGACTACGAAGCAATGGACACAGATAGTATCATATCATCAGCCTTAGATATCTACGCTGATGAGTGTACTACTAAAGATGAAACTGGAAATGTGTTGATCATCCGTTCTCCAAATGAGAAAGTACAAAAGGTATTGCATAACCTATTCTACGACGTTCTAAATGTTGAGTTTAATCTATGGCCTTGGACAAGAAACTTATTGAAGTATGGTGATTTCTTTTTGAAGTTAAACATCGCTGATAAGTTTGGTGTCATAGGAGTAGAGCCAATGGCTGCCTATGAAATCATTCGCGAAGAGAACTTCGATCCAGAGAACCCAAACCGCGTACGATTTAAAAGAGACTTCTCAGCGCTAGCAGCTCGTTCGCACGTCGTTAATACAGAGACTGAGGAATTTGAGAATTACGAAGTGGCTCACTTTCGTTTATTAACAGACACCAACTTTCTACCATACGGACGTTCAATCATTGAACCAGCAAGAAAGGTATGGAAGCAGATTACGCTTATGGAAGACGCGATGTTGATTCATCGTATTATGCGTGCCCCAGACAAGCGTGTATTTAAAATTGATATTGGAAATATTCCACCAAATGAAGTAGATGCTTATATGGAAGGAATGATTAACCGCATTAAGAAAGTTCCTTTTGTGGATCCTGAGACAGGCCAATACAACCTAAAGTACAATATGATGAACTTGCTCGAGGACTTCTACTTCCCAGTTCGTGGAGGAGAAAGTGCAACAGCAGTAGAGCCTCTATCAGGAGTTCAGTACGATAGTATACAGGACATTGAGTATTTGAAATCTCGTTTGTTGGGATCATTGAAAATTCCAAAAGCATTCTTAGGATTCGAAGAAGATATCTCTGGTAAAGCTACGTTAGCATCACAAGATTTCCGTTTTGCAAGAACAGTTGAGCGTATCCAACGCATTATCACTAGCGAATTGTATAAGATAGCGATTATCCACTTGTACTCTCAAGGATTTGAAGATACAGACTTAGTTGACTTTGAACTAGAGTTGACTGTAGGATCATCAGTATATGAAAAAGAGAAGGTAGAAGTTTGGTCAAGTAAAGTTACCTTAGCTGGTGACATGATCGACAAGAAGCTATTCAGTCGTCAGTGGATTTATGAAAATCTATTTGGTATGTCAGATGACGAGTATTTGAAAGAGCAAGAGAGAATGGTTCAAGATTACAAGATTCAATTCCGTCTTGAGCAGATTAAAACAGAAGGAAACGATCCAGTTAAAACTGGAATGTCATTTGGTACAGCACACGACCTTGCAAGCTTATACAAAGGCAACGGAGGAGTTCCAGGAGGCTATAATGAAAAAATGCCTGAAGGAGGTTGGCCTGGTGCTGGACGTCCGGAAGAACCAGGTACATATGGAAAACACAGCCATCCACTCGGATGGGATCCTTTAGGAAATAAAGGAAGACGGGTTAATGAAGAGTATACAGTGTTTATTAAAAACTTGAAGTCAAGTGCACTAAAGCAGACTATTGTGAGAGAAGATGATTCAAGTGAGCCAGGATTACTATCCGAAAGTAACATTTTAAACGATTAACCCGAACCAATACATATTTATTACTAGATGAAAAAATCAAGTCATAACAAAATTAAAAACACGATAATTTTGTTCGAGCTACTAACGAGACAGGTAGCATCTGACACGATGAAGGGCGTAGAATCTTCGCCTGCTTTAGCTATTATTAAGAATCACTTCAAGCCAAGTTCAGCCATAGGTAAAGAATTGGTAATGTACCAAACGCTAGTGAATGAAAGCTATAGAAGCAAAGCAAAAGCAAGCTCATTATTGAGCACAGTAATTGGGTTGAGAAAGAAGCTAAAAGCAGAGTCAGTAAAGAGCGAGAAGTATCAACTTATCCGTGAAATTAAAAAGCACTATGACTTGGCTGAGTTCTTCAACACCAAGATCCAAAACTACAAAGTATTTGCGTCTATATACAGATTGTTCGAAGGAACAACCTTATCAAACGCCACTCAGATAGTCGATAGTCGTTTTACGATACTAGAACACTTAACTCGCACAAAGCAAAAAAGCGGTCAAGATGAGACGGTAGTGTTGAGAGAGTATAAGAAGCAGGATCAAGACGTTCGTCTCCTCGCATACCAGCTAATGGTTGATAAATTCAACAGCAAGTATGCAACTCTATCAGCTAGACAAAAGTCAATTTTAAAAGAGTACATAAACAACGTATCGAACACTGATGGCTTGAGAGAGTATATGCTAAGAGAGGCGTATGCTTTAAAGTTGGAGCTACAAAAGCAAGCAAAGACTATCCAAGATAAGGTAGTTAAGATTAAGTTAAATGAGGCTATAGGCCTTATGAAGAAGTATGAGAAGACTAAGACTGTCAAGGAAGAAAACGTACTATCATTGCTCTTATATCACGAACTATTAAAAGAGATCAAGAATGCGCAAAAATGAGCTAACTGAGCTAAAGAAGTTCGTAAAAGAGGTCTCCAAAAAAATGAAAGAGGAGAATACGACAGCTAATGTTGGAGCATATGCTACACCAAAAGCTTTTGTAGGAGATCCAGATGCAGAAGGTAGTGAAGCTGCCTTAGATGCATCAACTGCTTACCACATAGAACCATCAAAGAAAAAGAAATTCTTTATTGGGTATAAAGATCAAGGTAAACACTTGTCCGACATAAAAGAAGCAAACTATCGTCAATTTAAAGAAGATGCAAGTGTTCCAAACCATAAAAAAATTAACCAAGCTATATTAGAGATCAATCGTAAGATTTCAGAAATCAATAAGCTATTTGACCACTCTGTTAAATTAAAGACAGAAGCGCAAGTGGGTGATGAGAAGTTGTGGAAGAGAACTAATGAAGCTTTGTTAAAGATACACAAAAGGCTTAATGAAGCAACTAAGCGGATTAAAGAAGTCGCTAATCTCAAAGAGGTTGAGTCTAATAGCATCAAGAGTAAGTTTTTAAGAATCCTATCTAAGGCTGGTATTGCATTTGATGAGAACGCTTTTGAAATGGTTAAGCAAGGCAATGTGTATAACATCGACGTGCAGATCAACGGTGAGCCTTATGCGTTTGATTTAGAAAACGATATCTTAACCTATCAAGGATTTGATAAGGAAGTTGAGTTAGGAAATATCAATAGAGAACTGGACGTAGTTAGCAGACTTAAATCAATATTCTAATACTTATTAGCATGAAGACACTTTTAATAGATTCAATTGGTTGTCTCTCTGTAACACCAGAGCAGATCAACGAATCTATGCAACAAAATAACGGAAAGGTTATCCTAACAGGCGTAATGCAAAGAGGCAGTACTGGTAACGATTTAAACGTAAACCAAAACGGAAGAAGCTATCCATTGCCAATACTAAAGCGCGAAGCTGACAAGTACAAGCAGATATTTGTGACAGAGCGTAGAGCCTTAGGAGAACTAGACCATCCAGACAGCTCAGTGGTAAACTTACAAAACGTATCGCACAATGTAGTGGATATTTGGTGGGAAGGAAACGACTTAATGGGTCGTATTGAAATCCTAAGCACACCATCAGGAAACATTGCAAAAGAGCTATTAAAGTCAGGCATTCGCTTAGGTATTAGTTCTCGTGGTATGGGTAGCGTTAGAAACATAGGAGAAGGAAAAGTAGAAGTACAAGATGACTTTGAAATTGTTTGTTGGGACTTAGTAAGTAACCCATCAACACAAGGTGCTTTTATGTCTCCTCTTAACGAAGCAGTATCACACGATGCTAAGCAAAACAAGTACACAAAAGTACACTCACTAATAAACGATATAATCTCAGTAATGTGATGAAAGCACAACAATTAAGAAAAAT